GGTCAGCGTTGTCGATGGCAAAGCTACGCATCTGCTGGCGTTGTTCAGCTGGCGAAAGGTTGTCGTCAGCGATCTCAGCAAGTCGTTGTTCAATCATCGGCTTTGCATCGTTGATTTCACGCTGCATCCGCATCTGATCCCGCTGCTGCTTGAGTTCCAGCTTCTGGCGTTTGTAGAGCAGTTCCTGCCGCTGCATGTCAATCAGGCTATTCTGCAAACCAACCACGCGCTGACGCAACGGGCTGAGAACTTCCTGATCGTAGGCCATACTCCGATCAAACTGAGATGCGCCTGTCAACATCGGGAAATACTGCTGGCGAAGCGGAGCGATGTCCTTGTTGAAATCAATAGCCATCTTAGCGGTTTCTGGTAGCATTCAAACGATTCCCGAACAATGAAGCGCGTTCAGCCTTTCGCTTTTCAGCTGCGGCATTTCGTCGTTTGGTTTCAGATTGCTGGTTTCGTTTTGGCTGAGTGGAATCTGGCTGTTTTTTCTTATTTCCCCGACCCAACTGAGAGCGGGTCTGCTTATCTCGCTGCTGCATCAGCTGGTCCTCTTGCTGCCGCAAACGGCCAGCTTCGATGCGGCTAGCCATGTCAGCGGCACGAGTCGCCGGAGTAACAATACTGGGTTCGTTCAGCCGCTGGACCTCTGAAGCCATTGCCATCTGCCCTGCTTGTGCGCCGTAGCCCTGTTTGCGGAGCCTACGAGCGGCACGGCGAAGCATACCGCTCTTCGTGCCAATCTGGCGAGCAGGCTGGCGTAGCGAAGAACCACTGCCCAATTCGTAATTCGGGTCTTGCATGGCAGAAAGAGCGGAGAGGCCAGAGCCGAACTGCTTCTGGTATTGCACGTTCTGTGCTGCTTCTTCAGGAGAACTGGCGGGGGCTGCTTGCGCGAAGTCGGATGGCCGGATGAAATTCTTGGACATCGTAGAATCAAACTGCTCAGAAGACACACCTTCGTATTTCCCAAGCTGATCCTTTGCTTTGTCGTAAACATCTTTAGTGAGTTTACCCCTTCGAGAAAGCTTCTTCATCTGATTGAAGAAATCTCTGCGCATAGTGGATGGCTCTTGGAATGCGTTTTTATCCTTATAGTTCTTGTCAGACAGAGAGCCTAAATCAATGCTCGCTTGCGAGTAGGGGTCTTGAAGTTGGTCTTTCTTAGCCATAATTACCAAAGATGTTTACACGCCCAGTAGCGTGCGGTTGTTTTGTCCTTCGCAGTTGCGCAGTTGTGCCGTGCCCTGAAGTTCGCACGACGTTTCGGGTTCTTGTGCTTGGTGAAATCGCTGTAGTCGCGGTGGCCATACGAGACTTTCTTCACTTTGTCGCCCTCTTTGCCCAACACGACGAATTTCTTCTTTGATCCTTTAGGCGCACGTTTTGGTTTGTTGAAACCAGCAAAGGTTTCGCCATGATACTGGATACGGCCTGAAGGAAGTCTTTTGAAGCGTTTGGTAGCCACAGCCAGAAACTAGCGTAAATACAACGCAGTGTCAACGATCAGACCTCCATCTTCAAAGCGAAGATCAAGACCTCTTCCGCGATAAGCAAATGGTCCAGACACTCGCCACAGCAGCACTCGCTCACCTCTTCGTAGAAGAACATGTTCTGAGCGAAATCTGGATCTCCACACAGGTCACAGTGGTAGAGGTTCGGGTCAATCTTCACGGCAACAAGATACCGGATACGGGGTTCGGGTCGAGGCAAAAAGCGTGCATTTCCGAACAGCTCATTTGAACAGTAAAATTTTCGCCTTCATGATACACTATAAAAGTCTTTTACTGGAACTGTCTGCATAATGGCAGGCATTATGCAGACACTTTTTGCTAGAGCTTTTTTTTCCGATATTGCAAACCATTATGCATACAGAACCGCGAGAGGTCTCTTCGCTCTAAGCCACTAGAAATAAACGAGCTAGAGAGTTTTCATTATTTTCAGTATTTTGTGAAAGTTCTTAAATATGAACGTATGGTTATAGAGTGAAATGTGTGCATAATGCCGCTGTATATACATTGTATTGCGCGTGGCATTGTGCAGAAAAAGCACTGTTCAGCCGAACACCATACCGAAAAGACCAAATGTATGCACAATGTGTTTACGTGCCAGTGCTTCATGTAGGCACAATGTGTTTACACGAGAACCGAATCCGGATTCGTGAGCGCGTTACGAAGAGACCTAATCGTGAGCCGTCTTCGCGGGAACGTAGTCGTCGCGTCTTCTTTCGGCGGGTCCACTGCTACCATGCCCAAGCGTTGGCGGGCACAGTCAAGTGCTAGAAATGCAGCATCAGCCAAATCCGGCGAACGACCAAAACGAGATTTGAACTCCAGCTTCGATTCGATCTTCACTTTGAGCGAACCGGATTTAATCATCTCGTAGTTGCGAGCGCACATCTCTTGCGCCAAATCGGACGGGATGCCTTTAAGCTGATTCGTGCGCACTAATTCCTTTCCGACGAACCACATCTCACTTACACGGTTCACGTAGAGCTGATCGGCGGTCATACGGCTGTTGGAAGAGACTTTTTTGTCTGATGGCTTACCGTTGAACACCACACGAAGAAACGAGCTGTGCCACTCACCTGCCAGAACGTCACAGAACGGAGCACCTGCACCAGTGGAGTCAATCGCTACGTTGTGTGGCTCGATGCCTAAGCGGGTGCAGTGATCGACGATCTGGTGAACAATCTGATACGTTCGGGGCACCGCTTTGTTGGTGGCATCGTCATTCAAGTGGATGCACTCTTTGAACTGAATGACATACTGACCATTTATCGCATAGCCCACTTCGGCTACAGACATGATGGTTCGGTCACCACCGTTGGTGAAAGCCGGATCAATTCCGGCAACAGTCACTGGTTTCTCAGCCCACTCGACGGTCTGCATTGCTCCACTGCGTGCGAGTTCGGCTTCGCTGTAGATGCCTGTTGTCTCGTCACTGTCGAAGAACACCGCTCGCACCATTCGCATGTAGCCGCGAGATTCTGGACCTAAGAGCAGCCTATCTTCGTCCAGCTTCTCTTGCGTCGGCAACCATGGATACTTGACTTCGCCTAAGACAATGTTCGGTGACTTCTCACCGTCTAGCCTGATATACTTACCGCCCCACTTCGTCTTCCATTCTTCTTCGTTCTGCGCGTCAATGGCTTCCCAGCCCTCTTTCGGTTCGGACCATACACCAAACGCATCAAAACGACTGTTCGGGTTGCTCATGCCGATCATCTGGAAGAACGGGTTCTTTGACAAGTTGGACAGACCAGCGTTCAGAATGGCCTCCGACAGTTCTGAAAGCTCATCACCGATGAGAATGACCCGCTTCTGCTTGAGACCGATGAACTTACCAATAGCGTCTTTGGTCTTGCTCTTTTCTGCGGCGATGAGTGACAGACCCGCACGTTCAATCAGCGTTCCATTCGCGTTGACATAAGCTGCGTTTCCGATTGAATCCCGAATCTTGATTGGTGCGCCCTCAATCACTGACAGCAAAGACATGACGCTACCCCAGATACGTTTACGAGCCTCTCGTAGTGTCGTGCTGGTCATCAGCACAAGCGTATCAGCTGGCTGGCTCAACCATTGCAGGATTCCGTATGCGGCCATCGTATGTGATTTGCCGCTGCTCGCACTGCCGCCGATGGCCAAATACTTATCCTTCAACGCTGCCCGAATCATTTTCTCTGCCCATGGATGTCGGACCATCATAGGCTCTGGCAGATCATCTCTGTTCCATAGTTCGTCGCAGCACCTCCAAAAATAATACTCACGAGCAAGAACTTTCGGATGATGTGCAAAGCCATACAAAAGCGCAGTCAACAAACTCGTCGGCGGAATTGACAAACCACCAACGTCCATCATCTTCGTGACTGGATGAATTTGTGGTTCAAGAACGGCCTTGCGTTTTTCAGCTTCGCTTGACATATTTGAACAATAATGAAGCCAGAACCAAAGAACAAGGCAGCGTTTGAGGACATGATGGAGAAGAACCCATTGTTCCGGAAAGCATACGCTATGCGCTGTGAAGGCGTCAGCAATAAGCACATCGCTGAAAAGCTGGGCCGCTCAATCACTACCATCCGCAACTGGTGGACCAAATCAACGCTGCCCAACAGAGGCGTATTCCATAAACGGAAGCCTGAAGAAATAACACCGTTGCCGAAAGCCGAAGAACGAGTCGTGAATGGTGAAGAACCTGAAGAGATTCTGGAATCGCTGACCAACTCTGCGGCAGCGAATCTACGCGAACAGGCGCAAGAGAAGGAAGACGAAGTGCTCGCGGCGATTGCTGAATCACAGACCACTGCGGCTGACAAGTATCAGCACTACATCGCCGCCGCTGGCATCAAGCTACTACGGGACAGTATGCAGGCTCTGAGAGGACCAAAGACGGTGCGCGAGCTTTCTGAACTAGACCAACTGATTCGACGAAATTTGGGGTTGAACGCCAAAACTGGTGGCGGTAGCGGAGGCAGGATGCAGATTGACATTTCGATCCTCAATAATGGTCTTGCGGATAAAGGCAAAGGCACGCTGTCACAGCTCAAAAAAGACGTTGTTGATGCTGATGTTGTTCACGAGACCGTTCAAAAAACGAAAAAAAGATGACGATTTTTGTTGCCAACTAGTTTTGATTAACTAGTCTTACGGCATGTTTAAGAGACAAACACCGGAGATTGGTCCGGAGTTCATTACTCGTATTGATGAAGCGAATGGTGAGTTCCGGTTCTCAACTCAGAAAGCAGATGGCTTGTGGTATCGCGTGATTCCCCATACAGCCAGAGAAGTTTTTTATTTGCAAATGTTGCCAAAAGGCGTAAAGGTGCTTGTGCCTGCACATGGCGATGGCCTCCTCGTCAGAGGCGATTCAGTGAATGTAAATTTATGAAAATGAGACCTGAAGAACTATTCGAGCTACACGAAACGATGTCCGCAAAGACACTCGACATCATGAAAGCCAAAAACTCAGACTACTGTGGTGGTGAAACTACTACTGATGCGCTAGCCAACTTCAAGACTGCACGCTCGTTGGGCCTGCATCCTGTTACCGGATTGCTGTTGAGGATGCAGGATAAGTTGATGCGGATTAAGTCATTCGTGAATGATGGCTCACTGCGCGTTGAAGGTGAATCCGTCGAAGACGCTTGCGACGACCTGCTGAATTATTCAGTGTTGGCGAAAGCATTGCTGCAAGAAGAACGCGAGTCATCTATGAAAAAGTGTTCTGATGAAAACTGAGATTGTGGCGAAGCTGATTACCAACAGCGATTGACTCAAGCCATTCAGCCATTATCCTCTTTTCAATGGTCGTAGGAGTAGATAATGGTCTGGATGGCGGTCTTTGCGCAGTGTCAAAGTTTGGCAAGTCGGTTATCGCTTATATGCCGATGCCGACAATGCAGCGCAATAGCAAGCGAGAAGTCGATACCAAAGCAGTGCATGAATGGCTACAAGATTTCAACACACCTTTTGTGTTCGCGATTGAAGAGCCACTGAAACATGCCCGTTCGTCGCAAGCGATGCGATCAATGGCCATCTCATTCGGCAAACTGTTAGGCATGTGTGAGTCGCACAATTACGAAGTGGCTTGCATTGATGTCCATAAGTGGCAACGTAAACTGTTGGGCTTGCTGCCAAAAGGTAAAACCAAAAGCGCAGCTTTAGCACTTGCAAAAAAGATGGAACCAGACGAAGATTGGTTAGCAAATAAACGATGCCGAACACCACATGACGGAATCGTTGACGCTTTTCTAATTGCAAACTACTACCTACAGCATGAAAACAATCACTGAAGTTGACATCGACGGTCAATACGTCGAGATCAAAAGTAAACGAGACAACAAACAAGCGAGCGGATGGTCCGTCATTGCTTTTACACCGTCGTGCAGCATTCGGTCGGTAAAAACTCACAGACCAGAGTTTTTGAGCGATTTTGCTAGCGCGATTGTGGCTTCGTGCTACGATGGTGACCGATTTGGCATCTACGTTACGGAAGTCACTGATGCCATTAACGAGATCATCGACTAAAACACTAACCAATGAAAATGAAAAATGAACAAAGAAAAACAACGAATTGCAATCGCTAAAGCGTGCGGGTGGTCTTGTTTTGAGCCGGATACAATTCAGTATACCGCAAAAAGATCGGATGGAAAATGGGGTGAAATACCAGACTACCCTAACGACCTCAACGCGATGCATGAGGCTGAGAAGATGCTTACACCGTTTCAGTGGTCTTATTATCTTGATTTTCTAACTGACCCATACGCTCCAGACTGGCAGGCAGCAGTTCATGCAACAGCCGCTCAACGTGCCAAAGCATTCTTGAAAACACTCAACTTGTGGGAGGAAGAATGAAGACGCTCTATCCGAAACAGCAAGAAGCTGCTGACTTCTTTATCAACTGTCTGCGCAACGACCAGAACACACTCGACACGAGTGATGTCGGCACCGGAAAAACGATTGTGGCTTCGTATATCGCGAAGCAGTTGGGCCGTCCGGTAGCTGTGATCTGTCCGAAAGCTGTCATACCCTCATGGCAACGCGAGCTGGCTGAGTTCGGCATTGAGCCAATCTTTGTCCTCAACTATGAGAAGCTGCGAACTGGCCGCACGCCACACATGAGCAAACGTGGCAAGAAGATCATGCAGTGGAATCTGCCAGACGATACTCTTGTGTTAGTAGATGAATGCCACAAAGCGAAGTCACCATACACACTGAATGCACAGCTGCTGATTTCACTGGTCCAGCAATGGTATAGCGTCCACATGATGTCCGCTACCGCTTCACAAGACCCGACTGAGATGCGTGCCATCGGATTCGCTTTGGGCCTACACGGCCTAAACAAATCGGACGCGCCTTTGCTCAACTGGTATAGTTGGATGGTGAAATACGGATGCGCCAAAAACGAATGGAATCAGTGGCAGCTACGGCGAGCCAGCAAGTTGCGTGAACTGCATAACACCATGTATGGCAGAAACGCGAAACGACTCACTGTGAGCGACTTTCCGGATTCGTTCAAAGAGAACCGGATTTTTGTTGAGCCAATCGCGTTCGGGAATCAGGCTAAGATTATCAAAGCTTACAAAGACGCTGGCATCACGCCAGAGATCATCGAGCAGCTGATCGAAAACGGAACAGTGGAAGACAGCGAGTATGTGCTGGTGAATCTACTCAAAGCGCGTCAGCTGGTGGAAGCTTTCAAAGTGAAAGACATCGTCGAGATGGCACAAGACCTGTCAGATTCTGGTAAGAACGTAGTGATATTTTGCAACTTTCGCGAGTCAATCGACATGATTTGTGCTCAGTTGGGCTGTGCTGGAATCTATGGCGGTCAGTCGGCGGTAGCGCGACAGCAAGCTATTGACGACTTTCAGGCGGACAAGACACACATTCTGGCGGTCAACACCGCAGCAGGTGGAACAGGCATCTCACTGCATGACGTTGGTGGTGAGCGTGAACGTGTCAGCCTCATCTCTCCTTCGTTCAGCGCGAAAGATCATTTGCAGGCATTGGGCCGCATCCACCGCAATGGCGCGAAGAGCCACGCTGTGCAGAAGATTCTCGTAGCAAGTGGGTCGATTGAAGAAAAAGTAATCGAAGCAATCGACAAAAAGCTGGCTAACATGGGCAAGCTCCACTACGCTTAATCAGATGAACGAACTACGACCTTTTGTCGGAGTAGCTGCGAAGAAACGACGCAGAGCACGGTTATTGATTAACCTTGTGGCTGATGAGTTTGAAGTAGATGTCGAAGACCTTTACGTTCAAAAAAGAGCCGCCCGATACAGCTTGCCTAGAATGGTTGCAGTAAGTCTGCTTCGCACTTGCCTGAAAATGTCATGGTGGGCGATTGCAACCCATTTCGGATACAAGACACACTCATCGGCATTGGCCAACACCGCCAATCTTGATAAGAAGATCCAGAAAGACAATGACCTGAAAGACACGATCACTAGTATTATTCAGAGATACAACAAAGAAAATAATGATGAACAACAAAATTGAAACCGTAAGGTTGCTCATTGCTTTGGGCAGCATCGAAGAGGCATCACGAATCCTGAGAGAGATTGAGTCATGAGTGACACACCAGAAACTGATAACCAACTAGTAGACATGAGTAGCAGCGATGTGAAGGTTTACACAAAGTCTGTTCGCGCCGATGTAAATGGTGAAACCATTTACTCATTCTCGACTGATTTTGAGGATACATGGGGCCAAGAAACGCAAAATACATACGGCGAATAAAATGATCCTGATAACCTTCCTCATCTTCTTCGGCCTCTTTATCTCTATGGCCGTCGCAGTCTGCCGCATGACGGAAAACCATGAGATTAAATCTCGCCGTCAGTATTTCGATTCCCTCTATAAAGAGTCGAAGAAGAAAAAAGCGGGGCCTCTTGATGCCGATGAGAGATAGAGTCCTGAGTGATACGCTATGAAATCGAAAAAAGAACAACCAAACCATAAAGACAGAGGCCACGCTGAGTTTTCACCATCTAGTCTGAAGTATGTAGCGAAGTGCCCCGCATACGAAGGCCGGAGTGGAACTTCTGCTGCCGCCGAAAAGGGCACCCGCATTCACGAAGCACTGGAAATTTTTGACCCCTCTGCGCTGCATGACGAAGAGGAGCTGGAAATCTACGAAGCTATCGTGAAGATGGAGAAAGATTTCCTGTCGAACTTTTCGGCTATCGCTGAAGAACACAACGAGATCCAAGTAGACGTTGATCTGACCGGAACAAAGACCTTCGGAACGTGTGACCGCTTTCTGATTCTTGAAGGCGGTAAAACGGCCATCATGGCTGACTACAAGACAGGAATCAGCATCATTGACCCGCCGCACAAGAACTGGCAATCGAAAGCTTACGTTGTTGGTGCCTTCCAGCTATTTCCCGACATCGACCAGATTGATTTTGTCTTCTACGTGCCAATGCACGATGCGTGTTTGCACAGCACATTCTACCGCGCTGATCTTGACCGACTCGTGGAAGAGCTTTCGGAAGTCATCCGAAACGGTGAGCGCGTTCGACCAAAGTGGAAAACCGGAACGCCTGCCTTTGACGACTGCAACCCGTCTGACAACTGCCGTTTCTGCAAGCACGAAGACCGTTGCCCAGCGTTGGGTTACATGGCAGTAGACATCAAGAACAAGTTCACAGACAGTCTTTCGGACATTGACCCCAATGCGTTGGATGATCCTGAACAGCTTCCGAAGCTTTTCCAGATCGCGAAGATCGTTGAGAACTGGGCGCAGACCGTCAAAGCTAAAGCCAAACAGCACATGCTGGACGGTGACGAGTTGGTTGGACTGAAGCTGCGCTCAATGGGGCAGTCGAAAAAATGCAGCGACAACGAAACGCTGGTAAAGTTGGCCAAACAGTTTGGCGTTGAGTCTGATATGCTGATCGACGAAGCCAGTTTCCCACTCACCAAAATCGCGAAAATCGTTGCCGAACAGGCACCGAAAGAAAAAAGAAAAGAAAAAATGCAGATTTTCCTTGATGCCTGCGAAGATGCAGGTATCGTCGAAAAGTCGCCGATGCGATACAGTGTCGTTGAAGCGCAATAAACAGAAACCAAATAGAAATATGGCTGATAAAGAAGAAACCGCAGTGATGGAAATCGAGAAACCCGCTAACGCTTTGAGCGCGAGCAACGGATTTGAGATTGATCCATCTGATCTGGACATTCCGCGCATCAATGTGGTGCAGAAGATGAGCGAGTCCGACGCGCCTGTTGGGTCGATCCTCTTCGACAAGCGGTATGTTCTGGCTGAACCGGATGCAACTCTTCGCGTGGTGCCCGTTGCAGCACAGAAAGGTTGGCGTGAAGACATTCCTTTTGATGAGGAAGACATTCCGCAAATCGCATGGACCAAAGAGCAGGCCGACGCGATTGAAGCAGACTCCGATTGGGGGATGCTTGAGTTCGCTGAGATCACTCTTCTGATCGAAAAACCGGAAGACTGTGAGGACGATGGTGCCTACCAGATTCCGATTGGTGACAAAGATTACGCCATTGGCAAGATCAATGTTTCCAAAAACGCTTACCGTTCTACGTTCAAGCGTCTGGCCACGTTCATGGCCATTAACCAATCCACTCCGGTGTCTGGTCGGGTGTGGTCGTTCTCTTCGGAGCAGATCACTCGCGGGAAATACACTTGGTATAATCCCACTTTGGTCGCTACCAAAGAAGAGACTCCGGAAGAGGTTGCCGTGTTCACTCAAAAGTTCTCTTCGTAATGGATCAAACCATTCTCAAAGAAGAAGTGGCCATGCTCGACAACATGATTGCTCAAGTGGGCAGTCAGGTTAGGGAGGGTGAGGAAAACCTCAAAAAGCTCGAAACCGTTCGGGAGGCACTCAAGTCGTGCATTGACGATGAACAGTTGGAGCTGGAACTGGTAAACTAAACAAATGGCCCCGCTCGTCAAAAGCGAGCGGGGCTTTTTTCTGAATATGAAAATATACGCATTGGACTTCGAGAGTTATTTTGATCGAGAATGCTCCATAACGACTTATGGACCATTAGGATACTTCGCGCATCCTGAATTTGACGCCTACATGGTGTCTATTGTTGGTGACGACGGTTACACGTTCGTCGGACACCCAAAAGATTTTGATTGGTCTTTGCTGTCTGGTAGCACTGTTGTGAGCCACAATGCAGGATTTGACCACACGCTCTACCTGTATGGCGTATCACAAAACTGGTGGCCGAAAGTTGAATACGCAAAATGGGCCTGCACCGCCGACATGTGCGCTGCGTTGGGCTTGCCCCGTTCGTTGAAGAACGCATCGGCTGTCGCGTTTGGTCTGGATGTCAGCAAAGACACCCGCGACAACATGAAAGGCAAGCGGTGGGAAGACATGGACGAAGACTTCAAGAAAGAGGTCGCCGAATACGCGCTCAAAGATTCCGAACTCTGTTTGCGGTTGTGGTTGGAGATGTCCGACCAGTGGTTAGAGTTCGAGCAGGCCATCAGCGAACTGAACCGGACTGTTGCACAGCGTGGCGTGCCCATGAACCCCGAATCGCTACAGCGTGCCCGAGAGACAGTTCGTGAGCAGCTGTTCGATGCAGAGTCTTGCATTCCATGGAACGGTGAAAAACCATTACTGAGCCGGAAAGCCTTTGATGAAGAGTGCATCAAGTGCGGTATTGAGCCGCCTGCTTCACTTGCAAAGACCGACAAAGACGCACAAGCGTGGATCGCCAAACACGGCCAGAAGTATCGCTGGGTTGCTGCGGTCTCAAACTGGCGTCGGATCAACTCGCTGGCCAAAAAACTTGATGCCTTCGACAAAGGCACGATGCCGGATAATCGGTATTACGGTAACATTAAGTATTATGGGGGGCACACTGGACGCTTTAGCGGAAGCGGCGGCAACCTCAACCTTCAGAACATGCCGCGAGAAGAGATGTTCGGTGTGAACATGCGTCATCTCATCGAAGCACCAAAAGGCAAGAAGCTCGTTGTTGCTGACCTTTCACAGATCGAAGTCCGCACGTTGTGCTGGCTTGCTGGCGACAAAGAGACACTAGCTGAGATCGCAGCGAGCGACGACATCTACGAAGCATTTGCGATTCGTTTTGGCGTTTGGTCCAAAGACAGAGGTGTGCTCAAGAATGAAGATCCAGAGTTGCGGCACAAAGTGAAAGCTATGGTGTTGGGCTGTGGATATGGCAGTGGCCCTGCTACGTTCGCGGCCATTACGGACATGCCAATGGCCGAAGCGGAGAAATCTGTGGATCTTTACCGCCGTAAGCTGCGCAAGATTCCGGCCTACTGGCGCAAGCTGAACAACGAAGTCCGAACGGCACACACTGCGAGCGTTCCGCTGGCATTCGATTTGCCGTCTGGCAACGTGATGAACTACGGCAAGCTGCGGCAGATGCGATTCAAAGGCAAAGCGCAATATGTTGCTCTGATGGAGCGCAACGGACGCAAGCAACCGATGAAGCTTTGGGGCGGTGTGATCGCTGAGAACATGTCACAGAAACTGGCTCGCGACATTTTCTGTCACATGATGCTTGAAATCGAGAAGGCTGGAGAGCATATTATCCTGCACGTGCATGATGAAGTTGTTGTTGAGTGTGATGAAGAACGGGCTGATGAGGTCGCTGCAAAGCTGACCAAGATCATGTCAACACCACCGGATTGGATTCCGGACATTCCGCTCGACTCCGAAGGCTCCATTTTGGACAGATACCAGAAATAACTACCGATGAACTACCGATACCTGAAAAACCTGAGAGATACGAAGACCTACTCTGCGAGTGATCTTAGTAAACTGAAGAAAACCAAACCAGCGTTTGCCACCAAAGCTGAATACCGAAAGTGGTGCGCTGATGACAAAACGGACCACGTGTTCTACAGCTTGTCTGAGGGCCGTGCTCCGGCGAAGCGAATCAGCAACGACAATCCGGTCAACAAAGTCAGCGGCATCATTGCTGATTACGACGCAGGCGTGAAAGTCAACTGGACCACGATTGCCACTGATCTGGATATGCGCTTCAAAGAGTTCAAGCCGACATACTACACCAAAACACAGTCGGGCTATCTCCGGCTCGTTTGGGAGTTCGAGTCCACTCTGCCGATTGCGCCCGAAAGCTACACGCCATTCATGAGCGGGCTTGCTAAAAAGCTACGCATTCCAACATCGTTCGGCGGCTTCGACGAGACTTCGCTCAAAGCGAGTCAGTATTTCGAGTTGGGTGAAGACTGGACCAAAGTAGGAGACCGACTCGAAGACTCTTTCCTGCATAGTGTGCTGGCAAAGATCATCGCGACAAAGCCTCCGCAGTCCGGCGACACAAACATTCCGATTGATGTTGTGGCCAAAGAAGTCGAAGACCGATTCCCGAATCGTTGGTCCGGACCATTTGAAGTTGGTTCACGTGGTCCGTTGTTCTGGATCGACGACGGGATCAATCGCGACGGTTGCCAAGTGGTTGAAGACGGAATCGTCTGCTATAGTGACCGTGCGGGCAAAGGCTTCATGAGCTGGTCAGACATCTTTGGTCAGTCTTTCGTGAAAGACTTTGAGGACAAGAAGCTGACATCACTGCTGGACGAATACTGGTTCAATGGTCGTAGCTTCTTCAAGCTGCTGCACAATAATGCAGTCACGATTCCCAAAGAGCAGCTTGTGTTGGAACTTCGGCAAGCCGGATTCTCACCACGAGTCAAGAAAGGTCAAACCATCAGCGAAGTTGAGTCAGCCATCCTGACCGTCAGTAACCACAACCGCATCGACGAGATCGCGCCCGTTGTGTTCTCGTCTGATCGCATAGTCAGCTATAATGGTAGCCGGATTCTGAACTGCTCGAATCTTGTTGCCGTCGAGCCAGAAGTGAGTGGTGAGCCAACAAACTGGCCATTCATTCACCAGTGGCTGAACCAACTCTTTGTTGATTCCGGTGACCAGCCTACACTCGACTACTTCTACGCATGGATGAAACGCTTCTACGAAGCGGTTCACTTTAAGAAGAACATGCAGGGCCAAGCAATGATTCTCGTTGGCCCGACTGGAAGAGGCAAATCGCTGCTGTCAAACAAGATCATCAGTGGTCTGGTTGGCGGCTTTGCAGATGCTTCGGATTACCTGTCTGGCCAGACGAAGTTCAACAAAGATTTGGGTCGCGTTGCGAGCTGGGTCATTGATGATACGACGTCGGCTGCGAGCTTTCAGGACCAGCGGCGTGCGACCGAACTGCTCAAGCGTGCCGTAGCCAACCCTCGCATCGAGTATCAAGCGAAGTATGCTGATGCCCTTTCGGTGCCATGGTCGGGCCGCGTGACACTGTCGCTCAACATGGATGCGAACAGTTTGTCAGTGATTCCGTCATTGGATAGCAGCAACCGCGACAAGATCA